ACCGAAGGACAATCCTTTTCTTCCCGTAGATTATGAAGAGAAACTAAGAGCGATTTATCCTCCAGAGTGGGTAAAATCGATGCTTGAGGGTAGCTGGGATGCGCTTGAGGGTGGGAACTTCTTATTTAGGTATAGTGATTTAAGAAAGGCAGTAAATAGGGAGGTATAAAAAGGAGGCAAAAATGGCACTTATGAAATGTCCGAAATGTGGTGGGTGTGGTGAGACAGTTGAACAACCAGGGCTTACAACTACTGGGGCGACCTTACCATCAACTTGTCCCAGTTGTGGAGGCAAGGGTTATGTGACCGACATCTCGGTGGAATCGGGGACAACCGATAATACAAGATGGGTAAACCCTATTGTCCAGAGGGAACATAAAAGAATAAAAAGAATCTTAGAACTAATTTTGGCGATTTGGGAACAGTTCCCTGACATGAGGTTAGGGCAATTACTTAACAATGCTATTGGGGAATATGGGGCTAATTTATTCTACACTGAGGATACTGTGGCTGAGGAAAAGTTAAAGAAATTCGCCGGTAAATTAGGTGATGCATCAATCAATAAACTCTTGGATAGCCTATAAATGAACGAACAGCGTTGGTGCGGAATTGATGTGGCAAGGGAGGGAGACGATAGCTCGGTATTTACTTTACGTGAAGGCAACAAAGTAACCTACTCCGACCAATGGGCTAAGACCAATTTAATGGAGACTACTGGTATTATACTGCTAAAGCTCGAACGATTTGGGATAGAGGATAAGCACGTCAATGTGGATGCTATGCCCGCGGGCGTGTATGACAGACTCAGGGAACTGAAGCATTATGTTAACGGGATAGTATTCGGCGGTACAGCGAAAGACCCTGACCGCTATATAAATATCCGGGCTGAGATGTATGGCAATTTGAGAGAACTCTTTGAGGCTGGATTGATTTCAATACCTGACGACCAAGACTTAATCGCCCAGCTATCAAGTATAAGGTTCAAAATAGCCTCAGACAAAAAGCTACAAATCATATCAAAAGAAGAAATGAAGCATCAGTATCACCTGAAGAGTCCGGACAAAGCCGATGCCCTGGCTCTTTGTTTCTATCTCCCCAAAGAGCACAACCCGAACTTGAGGTGGCTATGATAAACCCCTACTGGAAACTCTACTGTGCAATACACAAAATCCCCAATACCGAAAGAGATTTTATGACCATTAACATAAATGGTTATTTGCGGTTGTATTGTAAAATACACGATTTACCTATGATACCCAAGCGGTGTAGAGATTGCGGGAATGAATTGGATGGGAAATATAAAGCCAGACACAATGGCTATCTCTGCTTAAAGTGTTTGCGTGAAAGAAGAGTTGCCAAAATACGCACACGGTGGCTATACTTACAGTAGGGAAGGTATAGCCTCCCCATCGCATCTCAGGGGTAGTCTTTGGGCGTATTTTCAAAGTTATTTCAAAAAAGAACTATTCCTCAATACAACTATTTTAATGCCGGCGGGGTAGCCCCTTCAAACAGAAATGTAGAGGGGTTTCTTAGTGCCTACGGCACAATAGGTTGGCTGCACGCCGTTGTGTTTCGGATTGCGCTAGGGTGTTCTGAGGTCAAGTGGACATTAAGCGATGTTACGAATATTGATAAACCAAAGCTGATACAGAGGCATCCCATTCTCAGACTTTTACATCTGGTCAACCCCTTCCAGACCTCTAATGAATTCATTGCACTGGACACAATTTACAATGAGCTAATCGGTGAGTCGTTCTGGGCTTTGAATTTTAACGGACTAGGCGAGCCGACAGAGATAGTTCTTCCTTACCCTCATTTAATGAGCGTTGTGCCGGCAAGGGAATTCCCATTTGTTAAAGGCTATGTTTATGGCACTGGTAGTTCGGCAGTACCCTTTGATGTAAACGAGATTATTCATTTCAAATATCCTTCCCCATTAAATCAATATCGTGGGCTAGGACCCGCTCAGGCTATCGGGGTTGAATTAGACTCGGAGCAATACTCATCTCAGTGGATAAGGCAATTTTTCTTTAATTCCGCTCGCCCGGATGGTGTTATCCAATTTGACTACAATCTCTCTGATGAGCAATTCGAACGATTACAGAAACAATGGTCTGAAAGGTTTAAGGGGGTATCTAAAGCCCATCAGGTAGGCCTTCTTGAAGGTGGCGGTAAATATATTCAAATCCAGAACACTATCAAGGACATGGACTTCCCCACTCTAAAACTCAGGGACAGAGATTCAATACTCGGTGTTTTCGGAATGCCCCAATCTGTAATGGGTATATCGGAGAACGTCAACAAGGCGAATGCTGAGGCGGGTGATTATACTTTTGCCCGATGGCTAATTAAACCTAGATTAGACTGGAAGGTAGCCAAGCTCCAAGAGCAGTTAGTTCCCAAGTTTAAGAAATCGGAAAACCTTCAACTAGGCTATGAAGAGGTTGTCCCTGAGACAGTAGACCAGAAAAAAGAGTTAGCTGAATCAGGAATGAGAGCGGGTTATTTAACAATCAATGAAGCTCGCAAACTCAGGGGGTTAGATGCGCTCTCTACCGGCGACGTTCTTCTTGTTCCGCTTAATCTTATTCCTATGCCGATTAGTGGGCGAAAATCTAAGGGTCTAACATCTGACCAAAAGAGAACTAATTGGGAGGTTTTCGCACAAAAGACCACCAGACAAGAGGAGATGTTCAAAAGGGTATTTGATTCTGTCTTTGACGAGCAGAAGGACTTAGTTCTTGAACAATACAAAAGGGAAGGCACTTTACCAAACGATTTAATCGATGAGAGAACGGCACAGAAGTTTGAACCTGCTATTAAGCTAGTTTATGAATCATCTTTTGATGACGCTATTTGAGTGAACCTGATTCCATAAACAGGGTCGCCATCCTTATAGTATCTAATGGGATAATTAGAAGATTCTATTTTAATATTCTCACCGTATAATCTCTTTACCATTTGGATAGCAAAGTCCTTCATATCCAAATCGCTAAATTCAACGATTCCAATTCTTCTTTTCATGGTCTGATTATACCCCCTTGACGATGCGGTTTAATCTTTTTTTAATTCAATTTCTGCTTCAGGCAAACTACTTTCCATGAGAGCATAGGTTTTATCCGTGAAAATAAGGACAATGGTATTTCTGTCAAAGTGATTATCCAGAGTAACCCTTTTTATTGTTTTGCCCGTTAATTCACCCCAATCAATACATGCTCTATTTATCATACCTTAATTATACAGGAGATTAAATAGATTGTCAACTAAGCAACTCGATGAATTTGCCCGCATGTGGATAGCTGAAAGGTCACTTACTTTAGCAAAGTCTATCAATATCACTACCATAGAAGCGTTAAGACATGAGTTGAAGTTAGGATTTGAGGCTGGGGAATCTATTCAGCAATTAACCAAAAGGCTTGAAGGATATTTTACCAGTAAAGCTCGTATGAGGGCTGAGATGATTTCCAGAACCGAGGTTATCGCTGCCTCTAATGAGGGTGCTTTGCATAGATATGAGACTTCAGGAATAGATAAATCTGAATTCTACCCTGCCCCTGATGCATGTGACGAATGCCTTGCGTTGGTAGGGGAGTATGTAACCAAAGACTCTCACGGGATGATTCCTGTTCACCCGAACTGCCGTTGCAAGTGGCTTCCAATGATTTAGATATGGAAACAGTAACTATTAAATCATATCGCAGGGAAAGAGAAAAGGAAATTCTTGATGGATTATTAGCTGCCATGCAGAAAGTAGGGGCAATAGTCGAAAGGGAGGCAAAAATAAATGCCACTCATGCAAAGGGCAGCGGTCAACACCCTGAGACTCAAACTGGCAGGCTAGGTGCTTCAATCTCCTATAACTGGTCTAATAGTGGGATGACCAGGGGAAAAGTTGAATCACCTGCCAAACCAAGCGATGGGGTTAGCCAGCCTACAGAAGATATGGCAGTCAACATAGGGACTAATGTTGAATATGCAAAGATTATAGAGCATGGCAATACAAGACAACCGCCCTATCCATTTTTATTCCCTGCTGTAGAATCAACTAGAGGCAGGATTATAGATATATTAAAGAAAAGCGGGGCACGGGAGGTATCAATATGAGCTTCACTATAAAGATTTGGATTGTCAAGATTACGTTCAATTTCTTCGACTTAGACCCCAGTGACCGAGACATTAAACTGGGGATAACAATTTCGTGGTAGGGGGTAATTATGGAAACTATTTTCAAGTTCTATAAGGCTGAGATTAAGGGTATAAACGAAGAGGATGGGACAATTGATATGCTTATTCCTGTTTCGTCTGACTCAGTAGACCGTGATGGCGAGATTGTAGAGCCTACGGCGTTTAGAAAAACACTTACTAAGTTTATGAAACGCCCTGTTTTAATCTCCTCCCACGATTACCGTGACCTTACCAGCCAGATAGGGGAATGGACTCGGCTAAAGATTACCGATAGCGGTCTAGAGGGAAAGCCTAAATATTATGTAAATGAAGGCAACGAACAAGCCGATTGGGGATTTAAGTTAGCCTCGAAGGGTATGGCTGCTTTCTCTATCGGGTTTATTCCCAAAGTATGGGAGGACGGCGACGGCATTAAAACGCCGAGAAGGACTTACAAAGAAGTTGAACTATTGGAGATTTCACAGGTTATTGTTCCCTCTAACAGGGACGCCATACAGTCTATCAGGTCAAAATCTATTGACCCTATTATTACCGAACTATGCGATGCTGTTGAGGAAGGACTAGAAGGCGAACCTGAGATAATCAAAGAGGTTATTTTGAAGCCTGAAGAGACAGACGAATTTATCCGTATCCCTGTTCGTGAATGCCGGGTAACAGCCACGATAGATATATCCAAAAAAGAAGGTATCTCCGCTCTATATTGTGGCGACGAAAAGCAAGTAAGAACATATCTCTTTAGAAAAGACAAGGGATGGACTATGGCTAAGGCTAAAGCGTGGGTTAAGGAACACGAAAAGAAATCCCTTAACGTTGAGCACGAGGTTAGCCAGGCAGAATTAATAGACGAAATATCCTACTTAGATTCTATGATAGAAAAAGTGGGGTTAAGTGAAAAGGCGCAGAAATCATTAAGGATATTACTAGGGCGCTTGCCTACTGGCGACACAGTAGTTGAAATAAAGGACACAATTACTTACCAAGAAATACAGGAAGCGGTTAAAAGAATCGCTAATAAACAGGAGGTTATATAATGTTGACTGACGAACAGAAGAAAGAGTTAGATGGCGACATACAAGCCATTGTGGACGAGCGAGTAGAGAAGCGGGTTGAAGAAGAACTGGCAAAGCAGATTGTCAAGAGGTTCTCACCTGTGCAGGTTACTTCGAACCCTGAAGATAGAATCTTTGCCGACAAACTAGGTGGATTCAAGAGTGGTGCGCACTTCTTTGCCGAGCTTATTGAAGAAGGCAAAAGCCATCAAGCCCCTGAAACGCTGAAAGCATGGGATAACGCTGTCAGGGTCAAGGACATGGAAGAGGGTTCACTTTCTGCTGGCGGGTATTTAGTGCCCGAGCAGGTTGTAAACCGTATTTTGGAGAAGTCGCTTGAGGACTCTCTTGTGCGCCCGCGGGCTACTATCCAGCCAATGATGTCCAATCGTGTTGTTATCCCCGCGGACGTGGATGCCAACCATCAAACCAACTACTTTGGCGGAATAACGATTTACCGGCCGGGTGAAGCTGGTCAGAAAACAGCCGCAAGCCCGACATATGCTCGGATTGCGCTAACCCTTCATAAAGTAACTGGACTGTGCCATATCTCTGATGAACTTTTAGAGGATTCGGCTATTGCTGTTGAAGCCAATGTCTCACGGAAGTTTGCTCAGGCAATCGCCTTTGTTCAAGATGACGATTTCCTGAATGGTGCTGGAGTTAATGCTCCTCTTGGAGTTTTAAATGCCAGCAACCCAGCCCTTATCACCGTAACTGCTGAGACTGGGCAGGGTGCGTCAACCATCGTAGCGGAGAACATAATTAAGATGTGGGCCAGGATGTATTCGGCGGGTAAGTCCAGAGCAGTCTGGATTGCCAATGATGATACTTTCCCTCAGTTGGCTACTATGGCATTGGCGGTAGGTACTGGAGGCGTTCCTCTGTGGATGCCTGCTGGTGGACTGAGCGGGCTTCCTTACCA